AAGTCTGTACCCACAAATAACTTCTTAGCTATACCAACACCGCCGTCAACAATCAAAGCACCTGAAGTTGAGCTAGTTGAATCAGTAGTAAGATTTAAATTAACAGCAGCACTTGTATCAAGAGATGTTACAGTTGCAGCAGCAGCAGCACCAGAGCCAAGAATACCGTCTAATGTACCAGTAAATCCTGTAGCTGTTATTTGGTCAGTTGCAGTAATACCATCAACAAACAAGTTAGCCCAACGAACACTGGTTGTACCAAGATCATCAGTGCTGTCTGTGTCTGAAACAATGTCTGAACCACTTGTAATTCCACCAGTTGCTACCTGTGTAGCTGTAGTAGTTAGAACGCCTACTTGTGCTGTAGTACCTGAGACCTCTAAAGCACCATCAAGATCAACAGTTGTGGCAGTGATATTTACATCACCAGAAGAGTTGATTGCAAGGTTAGTACCATCACCTTCTATTTTTTCACCATCAACACCAAATGTCAAACCTACGTTTGAGGGGATGTTAATATCCGTAGTGGCGGTAAGATTAATATCTGCACCAGAATTAATTGTTAAATCTGTACCATCTGATTCAATCTTTTCATTAGCGTCAGTAAAATGCAACCCTACGTTAGTAGGAATAATAACATCAGCTACAGCAGTAAGATTAATATTATTACCTGAGATAGTTAAGTCTGTACCGTCACCTTCAATCTTTTCAGCATCGTTACCAAAAGTTAATCCTACATCTGCAGGGATATTAATGTCTGTAGTTGCAGTAAGGTTAATGTCTGCTCCAGAGGTTACTGTTAGGTCAGTACTGTCACCTTCAATTTTCTCACCGGTACCAAAAGTTAGTCCTACGTTAGCTGGTATAACAACGTCTGTCCCTGCGGTAAGATTTATGGCTCCATCAGATGCAATATCTAAAGTGGCGTCTGCGCTAGAACTAATGTGAACAGCGGTATCACGAAACTGTACTTTCTTATTTGTAGCTACAAGAATGTCTTCAGCTAGTCCATCAATGTATGCACTACCATTAATATAAATATCACGCCATTCTTGTCCTGATGAACCTAAATCAAAAGAACCTCCTACTCCATTAGGAATAATGCTAGAGTTTACATCAGCACCAAATACAACGTTGTCAGTAGCAGCATCACCTAAATTAATAGTGCCACCATTAAACGTAGTAGTACCTGTTACTGTAAGATTACCGCCTACTGCTAAATTACCATCAATGTTAGCATTTTCATCTACATCTAACGTGTCAATATGTGCTGTGCCATCTAGGTACAAGTCTTTAAACTCTAGCGTAGAAGTACCAAGGTCTAAAGTATTGTCTGTCTTTGGGGATACAATAGAAGCACTAACAACAAAGTCTTGCGCTGGGCCTAGGACAGTAACAGGTCCACCCTCAGCAGCAGTGCCATCGTGTGAGTGGCCCCCTGTAGATAGAGCCGTTACAATTGCGTCAAACTCTCCATCAAGGTCTGCCGCATTAATAACATTACCATCAGCAATGTTGTTTGTAGTGTCATTTCTTGTGTAACCAGTACCCATAATATTACCTTCTTGATTTTGTAGCGTATTCTAACATAGCTGTGTCCAAACTAAAAGGAGGATCTTGACTTGTACTTTTAAATTGAATAGCTGTTGTAAAACCCGTGCCTACTGTTTGTGTGCTAAAGATGTTCTGTACTTTACCGCCAAAGACGGAGCCGCTTGACGTTACTCTTACGTTGCTTATTGTAGAAGTTAAAGCTGCGCTTAATGTAATTGTTGTTCCTGTAATTGCTGTTTCAGGAGAATTGCCACCCGTAACAGTAGTAGCTGCTGGAATGCCTGTTCCAACTATAGTGTCACCTAAAACTATATTTGTATTAGATGCTACTGTTATAGACGTTGCTCCACTAGACCCTGATGCTGTTGTAGCAAAGGTAGCAAAATTGTTATCACCATAAAAAGAAATAGCAGCGGTAGCATTAGTAAAGCCTATAGATGCAGGTTGTACAGAGTTTAGTTCGTCATAGTCAAACTTTAAGTTAAATGTAAAATTAACTGAGCCTACAGGGTCGGTATACAGATATACTTTATAGATTGTCTTTCTTGTTCTTGGGTCGTTTAAAGGCAAGTATGGTGAAAGATATTCTGCTTCAATGTCAACGTTATCAAAACTATTACCGTCTTCCATTTTAAATAGATGGCCTGTATCACTAGAGAAAACAATTACTTCAGATGATTCTACAACTTTACTAGAAGCAGCAAAGACTTCCATACCTCGTATTTCAGACCAAGCCATGTCTTCACCACCTTGAGGTGAAAACTGTGTACCTATAATACCTTTAGCAGCATCCCCAATAATACTGGGGTTAAAAGCAAACACCCTGTATTGAGACTTAGACCTTACAACTACACTAGAAAACAAACTAGCAGAAGCAATAAACTTAGTCATAACATCCTGAATAGTTTTAGATACTACGCCAAGTCCAAAATCTCCAATCCGTTCAGTAGCAGAAAGAAGTCTTAAACCATCCTCGGTTAAGAACATAATATCCCCACCAATTTCCTGTATAGTATCACCGTCAATACAACCAATGTCAAGTGTAATAGGTTCTAATACCCAACTAGCTAGACCAGTCCCACTTATTCTAAATATTGATTTTTCTGTAAAAATTATAAGCTGCTCTCTAAATATTGTTAATCCAGTAATATTATCACCGATACGAATACTACCAGCAGCATCCCCCGGTTCAAAATTTGTATCTAAAAAAGGTGCAGTAAAAGTTAGTAAGTCTGCTTTACTATAAAAAATATGATTTTTAAAAGCAACTACTTGTGTGGCGCCTATTACATCTGCAGGTGCACTTACTAAAGCTGTAAAAGTTGTACCATCATATAAAGCAGGTGGATTTATTCCGTCAACAATAGCAACTTTTTTTGTCCCTGTAAAGTTATACTCAATAAAACGTGTGCGTCCTGCACTCTCTCTACTTAAACTAATAAAGGTAACTACAGCATTGTCTGCAGGAGATGAGGCTAAGTTAGGGTTTATTGCTAGTGTAGATCCTCCTGATGAAACTGTAGCACTAGTAGTAACTGTATATACTTTGTCTACCCCAGCTATTGTAAATATATCACCTACTTTTGGTGCTGATGTAAGAGCATCTACAGCTAATGTTGCACCAGATTGACTAGCACCATTTACTAATACTGTACCATAAGAAGGTACATTAATTTTAGTAAAGCCTGCACCGGTCGTTTCAAATAAATCAGCATTTAAAGCAACTATTACACTGTCACTAAAAACTTCTACACCTAGAGTTCTGTATGTACCTGTGTAAGAAATAAAAGTAACAGCAGTACCATTAGCAGGACTAGCAGCTAAAGATAAATTAGTACCATTAGCATCCATTAAATCTAAAGTAGTTCTATTATTAGTGCCATCAAAAGCAGGACTTTTTACTGTATAAACAGTGGTATCACCTGCTATAGTAAATGTATCTCCAGCAGTAGGAGTAGTGTGAGTGCCAGCAATAATAAGAGTTGTACCAGACTGACTAGCTCCATGCACCACAGGTGAGCCATACGGAGGTATAACATTAGGATCAAACTTAGAGAATCCTAGTATTCTTTTATAGCCACCTGAAATAGAAGGTTCAAAGTTCTTTAAAGTAATTGCAGAACCCGGCATGTTAATACCTTGCTGCAGTGGGCTTAGGTTTGTGACTAAGCCGCCTTTAAATTCTACAGGAAATGATTCTCTATTTGTAGGCATTAATTAATTCTGCTATTAACTACAGAAGGGCTGGCTGATTTATTAATCAGAGTAGAGCTAATATAATCGTATTTATTAATATAAAGAGTACGCATGTTCTTAATACCCTCTTCAAAATTAACTTTCATAACAGTAGCTTCTTGTGTTTCACCTCTAAACATATAGGCTGTGTACATAGCGCCTTCTACAATAACTGTTCTAAACTGCTCAGGTAAACTGGGTACATCTGTTATAGCAATTAAATCTGTAGGTAAAGTAAAGAAGTCAAATACTAATGTGTATTCTTTGTCTGGGAAAGGGTAAAGCAAATAGTTATTATCTGGGGTACGCACAATGTTTCTGGGTACACCACCATTATCAAACTGTGTTACTACTACATCGTCAGCAATAATTGCTGCTGTAGTACTGTTAGCTCCTCTAGTACAACCTGTAAAATCATTACCTGTTATACCTGTGTATGAAATTTGTTCTCCACCTATGAATAATGTTCCTGTAGCACTAAAGCCTGTTGAAGAGGTGACTGAGATTGTCGTCACTGAGGCAGACAAACCAGATGTAGCATCAATAGTTGTAGACTGTATTTCATCTTCTTGACTTGCATAAGATTTAGCAATGTACTCGTAGTAAGTCATTGTTGACAAATTATTACCAGAAACATTAAGTGTTGTGTCTTTTTTAATTCTTGCAGTTTTGTAATCTATGTGTTTAGTGTTTGTAGGTATAGTGTACCTAGTAACACCCGGGGTTGTTGTAGTACTATTAACCGAACTATTAAAAGGGTATGAAAATTCGTATTGATTAATCTGTCTTATAGCAACATTGATTGCATCCTTAACCATAGCGTACTCGCCAATAGAAGCCACAAAGTTACTAGC